ATCAAAATGATTTAATAGTGTATGGTAATCCTACAACAGGAGAAAGTTTAACACCACCAATTCCAGAAGAATGGAAACCAAAGATAAGTAGATGGCCTAAAGGGGCAAAACGTAATATGGACTTTTTAAAAAAAGATGAATAATGATAAGATTATTTGATGTACAAAATGGTAAAGTGATTCCTAGTGAACATTGTTATACATTAAAGTTTCTTAAAGATATAATGGATGAACATCCAGATGATCATTTACAAATATATGCTTATTTGTTTTATATGAACTGTCCCAATCCAGACATGAATCCTTTTTTTGATATTCCAGAAGAAGATAAAGAACATCTTATACTAAAAGAAATAGATGCTGATTTTAGTCTTGATGATGAAAAAATTGCACATGCCTTAGTTATGTGTAAAAAGATGTATGAAACTCCTACATATAGAGCATACGAAGGTATTAAAATATTCTTAGACAATATGGCTAAGAGTATGAAAACAGAAACACTCACCTTTGGTAGAGATGGATCAGCACCAGCTTTGCTTAGAATGGCTGAGAAGTATGATGCTGTACGTCAATCTCATAAAGGAGTGTATAAAGATCTTATGGAAGAACAGCAATCATCTGTAAGAGGTGGGCAAAACTTAGCATATGACCAATAAAAATAAATAATATGAAACAAGAAGTCTATCAAGACGAAGAACCTTATTATAAACCAGCTGATTTAGCTTATTTAGAAGATTGGGTGTTTCACTTTAATTCATTTAGAAATGAGTGGGCAGCTGTTCCACGTGAAACATACAATGAATATTGGAATGATTACAAAAATGGAAGTGTTCTTAGAAGTAAACATTTAAACATTCTGTTAGACTTGTTACATAAATCTAAAGGGAATAAAGAAATTATAGAAGATATAATAAGTGGAGAAATTAAATAACTTTATAGAAGTACCTACATTTAAGGATGGCCAATGGTCTGTCACTGAATTTTCTACTAAAGAAGAATTTAGAGATTTTTTATTACCATTATTTAAAGAGCCAGGTATATATGAATTTGATGAAGTTAGTAAAGTGTTTAATGCAGAAGGTAGAAAGTTTCAAATTCAAGGTTATTATTGCCAAGATCCATTTAAAAGCAAAGACTTTTTTGCTTATTGGGATGATCAAAAAAATAAATGTCGTACTGGTATTATCATATATAGTGGAGAGCATGTTTGGTATCTCACTCGTGATTACTACATGTGGCTTAACTTCTTACCTATATATGATAAAGAAGAAAAAAGATTTGATTTTGCAAAAGTTAGGGATGCTCAGTATCATATGGCATTATATGAAATATTAGGAGAGCTTCACTATAAGCATGCTATTATTTTAAAGAAACGTCAGATAGCTTCTTCTTATTTTCATATGGGAAAACTTATAAACCAGTATTGGTTTGAAGAAGGTGCTGTATTAAAGATAGGAGCAAGTCTTAAAGATTATATAAATGAGAAAGGTTCTTGGAAGTTTTTAGACGAATATCGTAACTTTCTTAATGAACACACTGCCTGGTATAGACCAGCTGAACCAGATAAGGTGAGTGCATGGAGACAACAGATTAAAGTGAGAATGAATAACAGAGATACTTATAGAGGATTGAAATCTTCTATTAACTCTTACTCATTTGAAAAAGATCCAACCAATGGTGTGGGTGGTCCTGTAACTTATTTCTTTCATGAAGAAGCAGGTATTGCACCTAAGATGAATGACACTTATGGTTTTATAAAACCAGCTCTTAAATCAGGACATATTATTACAGGACAGTTTATTGCTGCAGGATCAGTGGGTGATCTTGATCAGTGTGAACCTATGAAAGAATATATAATGAATCCAGAAGAAAATGGATTTTATGCTGTTGAATCAAATCTTATAGATAAAGATGGAACCATTGGTAAGACAGGATTATTTATTCCTGAGCAATGGAGTATGCCTCCATATATAGATCAATATGGTAATTCTAAAGTGGAAGAGGCTCTTGAAGCTTTAGAGCTAGAGTTTACTAAGATGAAAAAAGATATGGATCCAGCAGCTTTCCAGCTTACAATATCTCAGCAACCACGTAATATAGAAGAAGCATTTGCTACTAGAAAGGTGAGCGTATTTCCTCCTCACTTAGTATCTAAACAAATGCAACGTATTGGCGATAAACAATATGGAGTAGAATATCTTGAGCTTTACAGAAATACTGAAGGTAAAGTGATAGATAAACAATCTAGAAAAATTCCTATAATGGACTTTCCAATATCTAAAAAGACAGGGGACAAAGAAGGTGTAATATGTGTTTATGAACGTCCTTGTAAAGATCCTACATTTGGTATGTATTATGCTAGTGTCGATCCAGTGAGTGAAGGTAAAACTACTACAAGTGATTCATTATGTTCTATATATGTTTATAAGAATCCTGTAGAAATTATTCAAGATGATGGAAATGGAGATGTTAAAAATACTATAGAAAGAGATGGTATAGTGGCAAGTTGGTGTGGAAGATTTGATGATATTAATAAAACTCATGAACGTCTTGAACTACTTATAGAATGGTATAATGCTTGGACAATAGTGGAGAATAACGTGGCTTTGTTTATACAATACATGATCTCTAGAAAAAGACAAAAATATTTAGTACCTAAAGATATGATTTTGTTTTTAAAAGATATAGGTGCTAATAGAAACGTATTTCAACAATATGGATGGAAAAATGTAGGTACACTTTTTAAAGGAAACTTGTTATCTTATGGTATAGAGTTTCTTAAAGAAGAGCTTGACACTGAAACTTTGCCAGATGGAACCATAGTGAAGACTATATATGGAGTGGAAAGAATACCTGATATAATGCTTCTTAAAGAGATGCAAGCTTACAGAGATGGACTAAATGTGGATAGACTTGTAGCATTTTGTTCTCTTATTGCTTTTGCTAAGGTGCAACAATCTAATAGAGGACTATCTAAACGTATAGAAGTTACAAACAAAAACTTGGATAACTCACAAAAATTTAGTAAATTAAATTATAGTCCCTTTAGGCATATTGGTAATTCTAATAAAAATAGTGGTATGAATAGACCTTCTCGTAATGCTTTTAAAAATATAAGATAATTATGGTAACAACAATTACAATTTCAGATTTAAATGCTGGCATTTATTCATGTACAACAACAGCAGTTACAGGAACTATTAATATAACATATGTTGTAAATGATAATATCACCTTAACTAATTCATAATTATGCAAATATATAATGCACTAGACCTAAAAGCAGGAAAGAAAGTAGAATATAATAAGATGGGTGTGCTTACACAACCTATTCAATTTCTACCACAAGTTGATAAAGATGATCAGTGGAGAGCATGGAATCTTGACTGGTTAGAGTTTCAGGGAATGAAACAACTTAGACGTAATTCAAGACGTTTAATGAAAAATTATAAACTTGCTAAAGGTATTATTGATCGTAATGATTACATAGTGGAGGAAAATAATGAGATGGCTGATCTTATAGACACTCTCACTAAAGAGGATGAATCAGCTTTAGAACTTAAATTTTATCCTATTATTCCTAACGTTGTAAACGTTCTTACAAATGAATTCTCTAAGAGAAGTTCAAGAATAATGTTTAGAGCTGTAGATGACCAGTCTTATAATGAGATGATTGATATGAAAAGGCAAATGATTGAAGATGCCTTGCTTGATGATGCCAAAAATAAAATAATGGCTAAAATGACTGAGATGGGACTTGATTTAAATTCTGAACAAGCTCAACAAGAATCATCTCCTGAAAAACTTAAAACACTTCCAGAAATACAAGCTTATTTTAACAAGGATTATCGTTCTATGATAGAACAATGGGCCACTCACCAAATGAGAGTGGATGAGGAAAGATTTAAAATACAAGAACTAGAAGAAAGAGCTTTTAGAGACATGCTTATTACAGATAGAGAGTTCTGGCATTTTAATATGATGGATGATGATTATGAGTTAGAGTTGTGGAATCCTCTACTTACATTCTATCATAAAAGTCCTGATGTTCGTTACATTTCTCAGGGTAATTGGGTGGGTAAAATTGATATGATGTCTGTATCAGATGTATTAGATAAGTATGGATGGATGATGACTCAAGATCAATTAGAAGCTTTAGAAGTTATTTATCCTGTAAGATCAGCTGGTTATGCTGTACAGGGTTATCAAAATGATGGTACATATTATGACCCTACAAGATCTCATGAGTGGAATACTCAACTTCCTTCACTTGCTTATAGGCAGTTCACTTCTTTATATGATGCTAAGTTTGGCACTGGTGATATTGCTGAGTGGATCCTATCTGATAGTGAAGATCTTCAAGACTTTGGTAAATCTCATATGCTTCGTGTTACACAATCTTACTGGAAAAGTCAAAGAAAAGTGGGCCATCTTACTAAGATTACTGAAGATGGGGAAATAATTCAAGAAGTTATTACAGAAGATTATAAAGTGGTTGATAAACCAATGTATAACACAGTTGTGTATAAACAAAAAACTAAAGATAATCTTATATATGGGGAGCATGTTGATTGGATATGGATTAATGAAACTTGGGGTGGTGTAAAGATAGGACCTAATAGACCTGCGTTTTGGGGTGTAAATAACCCAGGTGGCATCAATCCCATCTATCTTGGGTTACAAGGAGGTAAACCAGGTAGAATTCCTTTTCAGTTTAAAGGAGATCAAACACTTTATGGATGTAAACTTCCTGTAGAAGGATCTGTG